ACGGACAACGCCTTCATCGAGGCCTTCAACAGCCGGCTGCGCCAGGAGTGTCTGAACACCTCATGGTTCCTGTCGATGGCCGATGCCCGCCAACGGATCGATGCTTGGAGGATCGATTACAATGGCCAAAGGCCGCATTCGGCGCTCGGAAACTTGACGCCGAGCGCCTTCGCGGCTCAACTGAAACCAGCCCGAAAGGTCGCATGACGCCTGGACCAAAGACAGGGTGAAGCCCAAGCCGTCCATGCACTAAACTTCCACTCGGACCACTTGGTGGGGGCCGGTCAGCGGGACGGAAGCTGATGGTGTTCACTGGCGTGACGCCTGGTGGATTCCCCAGGCATGATGGAATGATCGCCGATAGATCTTATGAGGCGGCACATTCAGATTGAAATGGGAGCACCGTTAATCCTGTTAAAGCTGCTGAGGCTTTAGCGAATTGCGAGATCTTGGTAATCAATCAGCTCGATTGACACATTCGCAAACCCTCGCGACACACTCCTCCGTGTCAGTGCGGGTTTCGTGCTCCCAGAAGCGCAGAACCCTCCAACCCTCAGATTGCAATTGTTCCGTTACCTCTACATCCCTAAGAATATTTTTTCTGATCTTGTCTCTCCAAAAATCAGCTGATGTTTTTGGGGCTTGGTAGTGCTCTGGACACCCATGCCAGAAACACCCATCCACAAATACGGCGAGCTTACTTCGAACAAACACCAAGTCGGGTCTGCCAGTTAGTTTGTAGTTGGTCCTGTACCGGTGTCCACCAGCCCACAGCGCTCGACGAAGCAGTAGCTCCGGTTTCGTGTCCTTTGACCGAATTCGGGACATACAACGCGATCGCTGTGTGCTTGTAAGAACGTCTGCCATGTGCTCAGCATCCACGAATCTTGTGCCTGGTCAACGAAGACGGCCCCTGGTAAATGACGGCAAACGGGAGGGCTTGCTATCCGGGTACTGGATCTATTCTGCGGTGGGGGAGGCAGCAGCTTTGGCGCGCGAGCAGCTGGAGCGGAGGTGGTCTGTGGCGTGGATATGTGGGACACGGCAATTGCCAACTACTCCGTTAATTTTCCTGAGGCGACGACCAGGACAACTCTGTTGGAAGAACTTTGCCCTTCTGCTTTGCGGGATCAGATCGGCGATATCGACGTCTTGCTAACTTCGCCAGAATGTACAAACCATACCTGTGCAAGGGGAGCCGCCCCACGATCAGAAGAGAGTCGTGCAACCGCTCTTGAAACTGTGCGGTTCGCGAAGGTTTTCGAACCGGAATGGGTAGTCCTGGAAAACGTCATTCACATGAGGCCCTGGTCACGTTACGAGGAACTCAAGGAGGATTTGAGGGGACTCGGATACAATGTAGTCGAATGCACCCTGGATGCGTCTGATTTTGGCGTGGCCCAGAAGCGACGACGGCTCTTCCTAATTTGCCGGAAGAAGTTTATGCCTGTGTTTCAGGCACCAACGAAACGGAGGAAGCAAACCGCAGCGGATATTCTTGATCCTGTTGGCACATGGAAGACGACGCCACTTTACGCCAAAAAAAGATCGGAAGCCACGCTTGCGCGAGCGGAGCGTGCAATATCTGCACTTGGTCACGATGAGCCGTTTTTAATTGTCTACTACAGCAGTGATGGATCGGGTGGTTGGCAGCCCTTGGATCGTCCATTGCGCACGATCACGACTGTGGACCGGTTCGCACTTGTCGAAAAGTTTGACGGAGTCCATTGCATGAGAATGCTGCAAGTGCCTGAGCTGGCACGAGCGATGGGCTTCACTCAGAATTATAGATTTGAAACGGGCACTCGGCGAGATCAAGTAAAAATGATTGGCAATGGTGTTTGCCCACCGGTGATGGAAAGTATAATCGAAGCAATTATTGCGCAATCAGCATAGCAATTCTGGCTAAGGCTCCGTCACCCCCAACCGAGCAGCGTTAGTTCTCAGTCCAAATATCAGCTTGTCAAGAAGGGACGACCTCAGCCTAAATTGTGGCTCTAATTTCACCGACTGATTTTTCGTAAGCCCAATTACAAACCTCCCCATCAAGTAAAGACTGGTTTTTCTGCCTCTAAACAGAAACGGCTCCGTTGCCTGAACGCTTTGCTTGCCGTTCTTGTTGGTCTTCTTATTTGGGACCAGGGCGGCGAGACAGAAAGGAATTAGACCGGGATGATCCTGCGCTTCGTCGCATGCGGCATTGATTTGAACCAAAAACCACTCCTCAGTACCAAGTAAACCGTCTTTTACCTTCATGATATTGCGGCCATTTTTCTTCGATTCTTCATCATCTTTTTCTTGAAAGCCGCACTGCATTAAAAGTGTGCCTTGATCATATCCGAAGAAATCCTTAAAACATTCTGATGCCACCAGCGGTTCCAGGTAACTGACAACGCCGCGGCTATCAGATTTATATGAGGTAGGCTGTTCAATATGTAGTGCAGTATAAAGTGCCTCGGATGGAGCACCGTTTGCCTTCTCCTCCAAATCTACCGCGGTTTTCCAAACGGCTTCGTTAACTGGGTGCGCCTCAATCTGGTCAGCGAGCAAAGGCACCAACGCCTCAAGTACACTCCTTCCAGGCGCTTCTTCCCCAAGCTTCTCGCCAGCGGCGCTAACCGCGAGCTTTCCTAGCGTTCCGCAAAGCGCTTTGTCTGGGTCAGTCTTGCTCTTATCGACGGCAAGTTTCCAAAGGCTATTAGTTACCTTAGCCGCCGATACCGAGGCGGTCTGTTCCCAATTCAACATCGCGGCGAGTCCAGGTTGCTTTGATACTATGCCCCGGATTTCGCCCGGAAGATCTGCTCCCTCCAAAACCGTGCCGTCCCCAACATTGATGAAGGCGTTCTTGTCGAGGCAAACGAAGCTAAATGGTCGTTGCCCGGGCTCTAGCTCATCGAGGTAACCCTTTAGGCTGTCAACCTCATTAGGAAACTGCGACCATATGATTAGCAAATAGGGGCCGTGATCCTCGGCAAGACTGCTCGCCAGCATGCTAGCGATGTTACTGCAGTAGGTCTTGGTATCAGTTGTCTTTGCGTCAGAGCCAAGGTGAAGATCGCAGAAAATTAAGCGGACGCCGGCAAGAATCTCGGGCGCAGGATGTTCGTCCTTGTATAGAAAGGAGAGCGATGCAGAGCCCAGCAAACCAAGTGCATCTGCAATGGCTTTGAGATGCGACTGTTTGTCATCGATCAATACTATTCTTGCGGGTTGAAGTATCATTTTTCAGGAAACACCAATGCAATAATTGCTCCATCGAATTCTTCAGGTAGATCGACGTCTTCTCTATCAGGGAAAACGAGCTCGCCACCAGACAACTCCATCACCAACTTCGTATAATACAGGCCGAGGCCCATACCATCCGGTCTTCTTGTGAAGAACGGTTCAGCCAACGTTTCTGGATCATCCTGAAAACCCGGACCGGTGTCAGCAATTAAAAGCGCAGGACCTTTTTCAAAATCATCGCTCAAGCCGATGAAAATCTTCCTTGGGCTGTCCTCTTGGGCGCCAGGCTTGGAGGGCCACTTGGCGCGTAACCAGTAGAACGCATTATCGAGCAGGTTTGTTACTGCGCCAACGAAAAGCCGACTGTTCACTCTGACCTTGAAGCTCTCTTGTTCACCATGAAGCAACGGGCTAACCAATTGGACGCGATGGCTTCTGAACCGTATTAACGATGCTTGCCTGACCTTCTTTACTAAGTCTGCAGCGTCTAGTTCCGACTTCTCCTCTCTTCTGAGGAGACCGGAGATCCCATACAATAACTGCTCAAGTTCCGTTGCCTGCTCAACGATTTCGTCTACGGTCGCGCCAGATTTTGCATGTCGAAGGAGAGCAGCGACACCGTGCTGAATTTCATGAAAAACAGTCGCCAAACCCAAACCAGACAAGCCCGCCTGCAACATCGTTTCGCGAAGCTCATTATAGTTTTTTTCAAGGCGATTGAGGCTTGGCTCAATCTTCTCAACGATCTTTTCCCTTTTTGCAATTGCCCTAATTTCGGAGATCGGATCACGAATCTTGTCAGCCTCAACTTGCGCTGGTTTGCGCTCTGTCTTCCTGATTGCATCCTTGTCGAGAGATCGTTCGGTTTCAAAGATATGAAACGCACCCAAGACAACTTTCTTTAGTCTCTCAAACGCTTCGTTTTCAACGAAACCCTCACGGTTGGTTTTATCTCTAAGTGCCGAGCTCTCCAACAGGTCGATTGAAACCGCTCCAATAACTATGTTGCGACTTATTCTCAGAGCAGGCGTCATAAACCTTCTGTAGTCGAGCCCGAGCCAATCGTCATCGTCTTCCCCATAGTTATAGACGCGCACTCCATCACGGTAAACGCGAACACCACCATTCTCGTCAAGAAAGCGAAAAACAAGCTGTTTATCGGGTTGTATCTTCCAAAGCTCCTGTCCACGGTCAAAGGCAAAGAATTCGCCGGAAACCGGACCAATTCCTTTCAAGGTATCTTTGTCGGCCACAATTGATTTTTGATCTTCAATAATTAATTTTTCTTTGGATTGAGATCTTTTTGCTCTTTTGCCGATTCGTTTTGATATTGCAGTGGGGGGATTGAATTCATATTTCCAAGAAAAATTCTCTCCGTCAAAACTGAATTGGAAGTGCCAAGGCGCCCTCTTCAATATTTCTGATGTATCGGGTATATCAGAAAACTCATTATCGCGCCCAGGCACTGAGAAAGAAACGTCAAATTCACCTGGAGCATCAAATGGCGAGCAAATTGAGGTAATATCTTTCCTCAACCTCCTTAAATCACCTCTGCTCCATATCTGGTCTCTCAGATCGCTTATCTCAATAAGTGTTCCAGATTCGCTACCTTTGAATTCTTCGGGATCGCGCACGATGATTTCAGCCTTCGCCTCGCTAAGAAACTCACTGTCCATCAATTCGTCCCAGTTGATATCAAGCACAACCTCGTCTTCTCCAACCTTGCGAGAGACAAGCTTTATTCGATTTCCCAGCTTGTGAGCAGCGAAGCGCCCGACGCCCTTTTCACCCACTGGAGCTCGTCCCAAAGGCGTTCTTTCTCCGCGCTCCTTTTGCTTCTCTTTATGGTCATGACCAGGCACGAACCAAATGTCTCTCACGGTCATCAGCGACATACCGAAGCCATCATCGCGAACTATGACCTTGGGTGACTTGTCTCCCAAACCCTCTATCCGCACGTCCACATGGCGAGCGTCGGCATCGTACGAGTTCTTTACCAACTCAAAGACGGCCAATCGTGAACTCTTGATGAGCTGATCGCCCAAAAGTTGAAGCAAACGGGCCCTCGGCCTAAATGCCACGGTTTCCTGTACAGTCAATCGAACATCCTTTTAGGTCTGCTAAACTGATTCCTATCTATTTTCCGGACGGTGCCCTTCGAGAGAGTGGGCGACAGGACGACCTGCTTCTGCTGAATGATACGACAATAATTTTAACGCAAGTTGGGTCTTGCGGTAAAGCTGGATGACCGCCTTCACGGAGCTTGGACGAAAAATGCCCATGATCCGAACTTCAAACCGGACCACTCGATGCGGGTCGGTCATAGGGGCAGACCATTCAAGTATGGGACCGCCGAAATTAAGTAGAGCCGCGAGGGTCTCCATTTGACTTTCAACCCCTTCTCTTTGTCATGTGGCCGTGGTTCTACTTGGTCGGATCCTGAGGTTGCACACTGTGATGGGCATTGGTGTATCGTGAGGGTGAGACCCAGGGATGTATTGGGGTCGTATTTCTGAGTGGGCATATACGTACAATGTGTTCGCCGACTTCCCCCATGTGGCGGTCTGACCAGCCAGTTATTGTAGATTGGGGTGGGGGATGCCCAAAGATGCAAGCCAGCACGAACTCTCAGCTCCAACAGCTTTGGGTTCCGATGCGGCCTGATCTTTGAAGCCACAAGCATCCACTTCTGATGACTTAAAGTCAACTAACCATGCCACTGGCTGATTGCTCACGATCCAAAAGCGGAACTGACAATGCGGCAGATGTTGACTGACAGGCCGTATACGCCGAGGTGACGAGCGGTCAGGCGTGAAGACTGGTCGAATGCCTCAAGAGACCAAGCCCATACGAGACGTCCCGAGCCTATCCTCAGACTGTCTCATATACATGCTATTGACAATATGAGACGCCGCCTCCATTCTCGTCTTAGATGCTAACGAGACACGGCCGAGGTGAATCATGCTTATCGGATATGCCAGGACCTCGACACTGGAGCAGGATGCAGGACTGGATGCCCAGACACGAGACCTCAAGGCAATCGGGTGCGAGAAGGTGTTCAGCGAGAAGGTCTCCAGTGTCGCTCCAAGAAGGCAGTTGGACACCGCGCTCGATTTCCTTCGCGAGGACGACACGCTGGTGATTACAAAGCTCGACCGTCTGGCACGTTCGGTCGTCCACCTGGGTGAGATTATCAGCGTCATCGAGAAAAAAGGCGCCAACCTGCGGATCGAGGCACTCGGGATCGACACCGGGACAGCGACAGGAAAACTGATGCTTAACGTGCTTGGCTCGGTATCGCAGTTCGAGCGTGAAATGATGCTTGAGCGTCAGCGGGAGGGTATCGCCAAGGCGAAGGCTGAGGGGAAGTATCGCGGCCGGAAGCAGTCGATCAATGGCAATGAGGTTCGCCGCCTTCGCGATGAGGGCTTGGGCGCTTCCCAGATCGCGAAGCGATTGGGTATTGGCCGTGCCAGCGTCTATCGGCTGCTCTCTGGCTGAAGCGGATGGGGCATTAGGTCCCCGTGTAGCGGGAGTTCGCCTAGCCGCTCCTCCAAGGTCGGTACCCTTTAGGTAACCGTGTAGGAGTAAACGAGCTCCACACCTCCCTCGCCCTCACAATAGCAGCAATTCGGGTCGTCTCGCAGAGCAGCGGACGGCCCTTTTCTTTGCTCGTTTTGATCATTGGTCCACCAGTCGTATGCAAACCACCCCACAGAATTGAGGGGTCGCGAAGTTGACCTGATTGCATGCCGATTGCGGTCGACCTGAGCTTACCAGGCCAAAGCCGACCAAGGACACGGACAACTCGAAGGAGGTGCTCACCCGAACCAAGAAGGAAGCTTCCTGTGCAACGCACCAATTCTGCTTTCATCAACTCCAGAGCATTCGATGCTGGCTTTCATAGAGCCATTCTCGAGCAACGTATGGCCCGAGACCTCCCTGACGAGCTGTCACGGTTCGACCGGAGCATGTCCTCAGCACTCAAGGAAACCATCGTCCAGGCACTGCGGGACTACCAACTGGGCAACCGAAAGATGCGCGTGTTTTCAGCACCGACCGGGTCTGGAAAATCATCCCTGACCTACGCCGCCATCAAAGCTCTCCACGACACCCACGCCGACTCCTCGATGGCCCTCCTCGTCAACACCCTGGATCAAGCGGAGGAGGCTTACAGAGAACTCCGGGCTCTCCTGGGCGATGATGGTGACCTTTGCGTTTGGACCTCAGGCCACGACGCGGAGACGGATGAGCCGATCCTATCTGGCAGATGGGAAGGGCGAGCATACAGCGGACCCTCCCAAGTCTCACGCAGGGATGAGCTCTCGTCTCACCGCGTGATCGTCGCCACGCACAACCAGTGGGGCCTCAACACGGACTTGGTCTGGAAGTACAAGGGCAAGCCCAGGTGGCTGACCATCGTCGATGAATGCCCCAACGACGTGCAAGGATACGAGATTGGTTCCGGTGACGTTCTGAAGATGCGCGATGACGTCGCCCGGATGCTTGGCGAGGATCATCCCTGGGTCGAGCCCTTGAAGGAAATCCATGAGCGCATGGAGCACTATTGGACCGAAGTCCTTGGAGAGGAAAGCTACCAGCTGCGACCGACTCACCATCAGGACACCATCTTGGTGACGGACCTGAATGCCTATCATCTCGGGTTGGATGACACGCTTGCTGGTTTCATTCCTGCGTTGCACCGAAGGCAGGAACTTAAGAACCTCCCGGAGGACTGGGTCGATGATGTCTTCGGATTCATCAGGGCGGCTTGGAACGGTTTCGCGTTCGTCGCCAGAGACAGAACCTGCGACTGCCGGGATGGCGGTCCCAGGTTTGTAGGGTATCGGCCAATCTTCCCAGTGAAGCCTGGGATGGTCCTCCTCGATGCCACGGCGGACATTGATGGCGTCAATCAGATTGTCGGTTACCGAGAGCCTGCTCCTGTGCCACACGCCACCTTCGAAAAGCTGACAATCATGCATGAAGAGCCACCTGCAGGCGTGTTCCCGAAAGGGATGACCAGAGTGTCGGCGATCCTCCAGAAAGCGAGCACGGCCAAGCCTTACGCAGACTGGATGATGAGGACGATCCTCAAACACACTCAGCCGGGACAGAAGGTCCTAGCCGTGACGCACAAGCGCATGAGAGAGCGATACCCTCACCTTATCGAGAACGGCAAGCTGGACGGTCCGACATCCGGTGCGTTCAATATCGACCTGGAAGGAAGGCGACTCTCCTGGACCCACTTCGGACAGGGAATCGGCTCGAATGCCTGGAAGGATGCGGAAGCAGTGTTCTTGTTTGAAGAGCACCACCTCCCCAAGAGCGCAATCGTCGCAAGGACTCTCGGGCTCAAGAGCATCGCTGCGACACATCACAGCCTTGATGAAGCCCAAGGCCGCCTTGGTGGGCCCTTTGGGATCATCCAGGAAGGTCACCTTCTACGATGGATCAAGCAGCTTGCTCTGCGGGGCAAGGGACGGTTCATCGACGATAGCGGCGTCTGCGGCGAGCAACTCCTGGTTTGCACCGGCGAGTTTGGTCGGCTGCTTGCTAACCAGGAACGGCTGTTTCCAGGGTCACCGCCGATCCAAATCAACCGACCGACAGACGATGAAGGGACTCAGGGAAGGAAGCGCGGCGAGGCGGCCTTGATCGACCTCCTCATAGACGCTGATGCCTTGGAACTCACATTCAGGGAGATCAAAGCGCAGACCGGAGTGGACCTAGCGAAGCATGGTTCCCGCTACCTCAGGAAGCCTTCAGTCATCGCGGCTATGAGTTCCAGGTCCTGGAAGATCAACCGGGCACGAGGACGAGGGAACCTCTCGAATCTCAGCCGAGGGGAATAAAACACCCCAAAGCCCAATAAGAGAGTCTGGGGAGTGGGGCCATTTTAGCAGGTCACATGACTGCCCCTACGACAGGCCCAATCCCTGAAAACCCGACCTACCCTCCCCACCAATCTGGTCTCCCCCAATCCAGGGATAGACCCGAGGCGACTGCAATATTGTGTCTGAACCAACTTGGTCAGCCCTAAGATCTTCAAGGTTGCTGCATCTCGGGTCTGAGAGCCTGGATTGGGTTTGGGGGAGGGTGTGGTCTTAACTCAACTGGAGAAACTACAATGTCTCGAACACGGAGCACACCTTCGACCCAGCAAACACTCAGCAACCTCTCGGAGAAGTCTGAGCACTTATCCTCAAGACGCCCTGATCCACATGGTTCCTACGCTGGTCTCAAGCTGAATGCTGCTGATGTGGCTTTCATTCGCTTCTCACCCCTCTATCTGGTCTTTGGTCAGGGGATGACAGCAATGCTGATGAACCTGGACCGGACTTATGTCTCGAGCCTTCGAAATATCAAGACCAACCCTAGGTCGGGATGGAAGCATGTGAAGCGACCTGACTGTCTCGCTGTTACTGAGGTCCTGAGGGATTATCGAGCCACCAGCCTCGAACAGTACTTCCTGGTTCGCTACCTCGGAGTTGCTAAGGACACGACTTCGATCCTGGTCGAACAAGCCATCGAGGCCGACCTTACTCAAGATGTGCGTTCGCCTGAGGCAGAAGAAGGAAGGAGATCAGAGCTGCGTCGCTAGCCCGTCTTCGTAACGTGGCCGTGGAACTCTACCCTCCGGCGATCGAAGGAATAGGATCGAAGCACAAATAGCCGAGACTCCGCTCCCTGCTGGATGAACGTTCAGTGGCAGGTCAATCCGGTTATGGTCTACATACCGATCGAGCGAATGCGTCGCCTTCTGGTGAAGTGGCTGGCCTGACGTTAACCTAAGCCTCCTTTAGGGATGGGGAGACGGATATGGATAGAGCGGCGGTACTACGTAGGCTGCAAGATGCTGGCTACCGGATAGGCGTTCCTCAGAGACAATTTGACGCTTGGATCGGCAATGGCCGGGACTTGTCTGCGCCTCTTGTGGTGAGACCTGAAGCTTCGCCCCGTCCATACCTTGCGAGGGAGTGGGTTGGCTCTGAGGTGTGGATCGCTTTCCCCGATGGACGCGATGTCTATCTCGTGCCTCATGACGAGCTCTTGGCCGTAGCTGAGGGACGAGGGCTGGTCACACGCACACGATCATGGAGGGAGCCACCTCACCTCTATCACTGGCCTGTAGTGTCGGACTGGATGCGGTCTGAACTGGCTGAGTTTCGACTGTAGGACTAGCTTGTCGACAGGGCTCGCTTGGCTTCCTCCTTTAGTCGGTAGTGTACAACTCTATGGCAGGACGCACAGAGGCACTCCAGGTCTTCAAGTCGTGTCTCGTGTTCAGTATCCATCTCACTGATCAACGTGCTCCGGTGATGCACCTCAATACACGCTTCTCCAGAGTTGTCCCCGTACGCCTCGATGGGATCGACACTACAACTCTCACAGTATAGGCGACCGTGCTCGCGCCTAAACTGATCCCTCTTCGCTTGAGCAAGGCCTCGTGCTCTCTCTCTCCGCAGGTGCTTTACCAGACGGGGCTTTCCTTCTGTCCATGCTCGATCTTCGGGAGTCCCCGGAATGCCCAGTTCCCTCTCATCCGTGCCTTTCGGGACAATTGTGAAGCCCGCATTCTCCAGCGCTTTGAAGCAGGGTGTCCCAACGCCACCAGTGAAATGCTCTGGCATCACTTCGAATTCTAAGGCTTCTGACGCGGCGAGTCCGAAGACGGCCTTTGGTGGAAGGCGATCACCATCCTCGGTAATCAGGTCGTAGTCCCTCGAGGGACCGAATGAGTGAGCCTGACCCCTTTTCAAAGCCTGTACCGCGTTCCAGACGTGGAGAGGGGTTACCTGATTGAGTCGAGCAACCGAAAGCCGATTGCGGCTACTCGACTGTGATGTGGCCCCCCTGAGATGCAAGGCTCTTGCAATCGACGCGGATGAACCAGCGCCGCCAATCTGAAGTATGATCCGCTTCGTTGGATTACCGCCCTGAGCAAGTCCGGTGCCAGGTCTCCGGACCTTCGTCATGCGCCTCGTGATGAGCGTGTACTGCTCCTCGGGACTAAGCGCAGCTTCCTCAGAAGTTAGAATGCGCCTCTCAGCTTCAGGCAGTTCCCGAACCTGCAATGTATCAACCCAAACCCCGACTAGTCCCAAGCCTGCGGTTTGGACACGACGCAAGATGAGCCTAAGGCCTTGCCCGTAGTCAAAGTTGATCGCAGTGCCTCTCGTTTTACTCCCACCCCGCGCATGGAACGCTATCGTGCGTCCGGTCACATCGAGATGCGCTTCAAGTGGTCCGCCATCATCATCGAGTACCTGATATCTCATCCTCATCTCCAACGCAGACATCAGACGTGACAGCCAACGACACGCAGTTGGCTAGAGCATTCCAACGACAGTCAACTTCCTTGAAAGGACATCCAAAGGACCAATGATAACACGAGTAATCGTCTCATCCGGCGCAACAACACCAACTGACAGCCAAGACGAACCAGCCCTCCAGCGAGCCATGGAGCGCAATCAGGCCGAAGCTTCAAGAGGGAGGTGTTGGGGGCAGTCTGAAAATGGCCCTCTGCGAGAGAATCTAGTCGAACAAGCTGCTCGTCATGCTCGGCTAGAAAGTCAAAGTTGGGTGAGGGAACAGCTAAAGCGTTATCGGCTCACGACAGTGCGAACACCATGTCGATCGAGCGAAGCGCGAGGAGTATGCTGAAGTTGCATTCGGCTGCAATCCAGCCGTTAGGCACCAAGAGCGACCGACCTAGATACCTGACCTAGTCCCTTTGATAGTCTATTGAAATATAACGAAAAAAGAAGATTGGCGTCCCCTAGGGGATTCGGCAATACGATATGACCATCATAAAGTGTTGATAACATTCTGTTTATCCGTAGGCAGCCAAGTGGAATGTAACGCATTATGTAACTGACTAGAGCCGGATCATCTATGCACGGTCATGCTGGTCACGAGATCAGCGCAGCATGCTCAGTGCGATCCTTTCCGCCATCCCACCAGCACCATCAGGATTCCTGCAACGATTACGGCTGCGCCCGCGCCAACCACGAATTCATTGATGTCCCATACAGCGGCCGAGCTTGAACTCGACGTCCCGAATCCTCCCGAGAACCCATAGCCTCCCCTACCGGTGAGTCTCTGGTTAAACCCGGATAGCGCGAGCACTACTCCCGCGGAGATCAATCCCACTCCAAGCGCCATCTGCGCAATGTAGAGAGGGATCGATCTCGACACGCGGACACAAAAAGAAGCGGACCGCCGCACGCGAGCAATGCTAGGCTCCCCGACAAACAAGGCGACGGAAGCGATCAAGCAGGCTCCGGCGGTGGAGTAGCCCTTGATCGCCTCCCAACCAGATTGGCGCTCGACTGACGCCTCGGCTATCGAAATCGCAAAAAGCAGGAGTAGCACCCCGCCGATTGCTCTTGAAATGGCTAGTACTCGATATGCTGAGCCCATTGGCCCGACCTCTACTGATCTTCAATGATATCTCAACGAGAGTTCGCAGCGTGCTCTGCGTCAGATGCGACTCTCCAGAGCCGGGGGCCAGGAACTCCGACTACCGCCAAACTCATTGGCCGTAAGTTGTCCCCTCGTACTGGCTTCCACCATAGCGACTGCTCCCGTACTCGCTGCCGCCGTAGGTAGATCCGCGGGCACCGTCATCATCCGCGCCAAAGAAGAAGTCGTACAGGCCGCGGATCTCCCGCGAACGAGCTGCCGAGCTCGCTTGGCCGCGTTCACCAGCGAGGGCAGTCACCAATCCCGGGCGCACATCATCCGGTGCTTGTGCAGCCAGGAATGATCCGATGCCCGCGGGAAGAATGGACGTGACGACCGCCTGGTATAGCGGCTCGACGCCCAGCTCAAGCGCGGTATTGACGAGGTTCCGCTCCGCGGTGTTCGTGTTCTCCGAGTTCCGCATTATGCTTTCGATCACGGCTTCGATATCGCTCGCGGTTTGGCCAAGCGAGACGCCAACCAGCCCTTCCACAAGGCTCTTGTCGTAGCGGGTTTGCGAGACGATCTGAATCCAGGTGTCCAGGTCGCCAAGCAGTCCGGATCGGCTCAGCGCCAGCTCCCATTCGGCCGCGGTGCTGTAGGTCGGATCGTCATCGTCGATGTCGTCAACCGCGTCGGCGGCATTCTCGGCGCCAATGGCGCGCAGCCCCTCCGCGGCACCGTATATGAGCCCCGCCCGGACAAACCATCGGAGGCGGCCGAGTACGAACTGGAGCGGCCACATAAGGGCGAGCATGGGGAGGCTGGTGAGAAGGAGTTGCGCTTTCGCCAGAGTATCCAGGTCCTTCGACCGCGACATGTTCCACTCGCGCCCGAGCACATTCTTCCCGAACGTCATCGTGAAGTTGCGGAGTTGGAAGACCATCCGTCCGATTGGCGTGCTGGCCCATTGCGGCCGCGTCGTCGCGTCAGGCATCTGCACCGACTGGCGATCGATCCGCAGGAGGCCTGTACGCAACGCCTCGGCGACATCCGGGCTCATCCGCGACGGAACCGGGAGATCGCGCCCGAAGCTCAGGATTTCCCGAGCGAATTTCTCGTGAAGCGCTTCGGGGATGCCGGCCTCCCGGAGCAAAAACCCGGCGCCGCTCTTCCCGCCGATCCCCCATCCGTGCGACCGGCCGAGTAGTGTCTTCGCCGCGCGCTTGAACAGGATCACGCCCGCTTCAGTGGACAATGTGTTCGTGTACTCGGTGAATCCCGTCTGCAACGTCTTAGAGAAGAAGTTCTGAAGGATCTTGGACTGCGTGTTTGACGACACGTCGCCCCCACCGAACCGCGCCAGAGCGTTCGCGTATCCGCTCGACCCGATGATGGCGCCAATGTCCTCCGTCATCTCGCGGAGCGCCGCCCACCTTTGAGTAGGGCCCAGTTTCGCGATCTGCCGCAGCATGTGAAACGGCATGCGGAGAAGCTGCCTGGCCGCCAGACTCAGGTTGTGCGTGCGGATCGAGGGCATAAGCAGTTCTGTAAGGCTCGTCAGCGTCGCCGAGTCGAGCAGCCTCAGACCCGTGATCGTGCGGATCCAACTGAACAGCGAGTTTCGACGCGCGCCTACCCCTCCAGAGTGATGGCCCGTGGAGAGCTTTAGGTGCTCGCGAAGGGCTTCGATCGCGAAGCTGATATCGACATCCGATGCCCCTGCTTCTCGCGCTTCCACCCTGATCTGGTCGATTTGAGCGGGAACGTCGCTGAACCGATCCCCAAAGCGACGCGCCGTCTCCGCCCTTCGAACAGCGCGACGGGCATACGACATCAACGACTGGATCATCTCAGGCTCGAAAAAGTCCTTCAGCAGCTTGTCCGCTTCGGGACCAAAGACCCGCTCCTTGAGGAAATTTTCTCCCGCCACCCGGCCAGTACGCCCGCCGAGAATATCCATGTCTCCGCCGAACATGATGCGATCCAGCCAACGCTGCGCAGCGTCACGGGCATCGTCTCGCGACAATCCCTCGCGCTGGTACAATTGGCTCGCCCGATCGAGGAAGGCGTCTTGACGACGCAACGCAGCCTGCCGATCGATTTCCCGGGGGAAGTAGTTCTCGATTTCCCCGACCTCGACGCCGGCGTCGCGTAGATACGACAGCAGGTTATCCAACAGGTCGGCAACTTCTCGGGCGGCTTCATGCACCGGCCCGCCCCGCTGGCTGATGCGCCGGCGGTTCTGGACCAGTTCCCGAATACGCTCTTGCGCGGAGGGGTTATCTTTGAATGGAACCAAGGCCCCGGCAATTCGCCGCTCGAACTCACCGTACCGGCGGTCGAAGGCTTCCTTGAACGTTGCACCGACATCCGCCGCGACGCCCGCCTGCGCCCGTGTCTGGTTCAACAGTGCTTCAAACGTCGGGCTCTTCAGCTTTTCACCGTAGATCCGTAGATGCCCGTCCGACGAGTTGAGCAGATAGCTTTGAAGGTCTCGAACCGAACGCCACCCATCACGAGGACTGGCACGACGGGAAAGTGCACTGATATCCGCAGCCGTACCCATCAATTCTGACCGGAACGACTGAACGACCTTTCGACCCCACTCGATCGCCGGCCGGAGAAGCAGGTCGACTATGCGATCGCCGGGGATGCCCCCGTAGAGGGTCGTTCCGCCGGCTTGACCTCCTTCGCCTTCTCCCGTCGCCGCTTCTCCTTCTCGTGCTCCGTCGCCAGTTCCCTCAACTGTCGCGGCCACGTCTGCGGCGGCGTTGTCACCGTCAGCCGTTGGCCCTTCGTCCTGTTGTCGAGTGTCCTGCTGGCCATTACCCGAAGTCCTCTCTCCATAGTTACCGTTGGCACGCAGATAGACGGCGTCGCTGTCCGCGTCGGCCGCCACCATGTCGAAGTCGGCGCCCTGCTCGTTGTCGACAGCCCAGCGGGCCGCAGCGCGCTTCGTCGGGAAGCGGACGGCACGGCCTTCGGTGTCGGACAGGAAGCCCTCGTCGTTGACAGGGAACCGACCGTCCGGCCCGCGCTCCGGCGGCGTGCTCGTCGTCCGGCCGCGGCTGTTCTGGCGGTTGCGGGCGCGATCGTCCTCCTGCCGCGCCTGCTGCTCCTTCTCCTGTCGGCGGCGGGCCCATTCCTGTTCCAGTTCCGCTTCGGCCGCGCGACGCTGTTCCTGCGTCATGCGCTCCGCGCGCTCCTGGAAGAAGCGGGCCTGGTCCGCGTCGAGGCCGCTGCTGTCGTCCCTAAACTGGAACGGGCGATCCGACGTGCCCGACGCCATACGCGGCTGCTGCTGCGCACGCTGCGTCTGGCGCTGGCCGCCCTGCGGCTGGCGGAAACCGGCCGCTTCCTGTTCCGTCGCCGTGCGGGACTGCGGCGCGGCGCGGTTCTCTTCCTGGCCCTCGTTAACCACCTGGTTGCGGCGGCCGGACATGGGCGTCGAAGCCGGGCTGTAGCGGCCCTGCTCGCCGGCGGGGGTAAAGCCTTCCTGCTCCGACAGCGCGGCGTCGCTTGTCGCCAGGGGCTCGCCCGGACGCTGCGCCGCTTCCTGTCGCTGGGCATTGGCGACAATGCGCTCCTGCGTTTCCGGCGAAAGCAGGCGGAACTCTTCCGGCGCGATGCCGATGATCCGGTTAGCGAGTTCGGCCGGATCCTGCCCGATGCGCTCGGACAGATCACGGTACGCCTCTTCGGCCGTGAACTGCCGCTCCGTCTCCTGCCGCTGTTCCTGGTACTCGGGCCCACGACGGCGCTGAATGTCCGCCAGTCGGAAGGCTTCCTCCGCATCCGCGCGGGCCTGCGCCTCGACCTGATCCTGGCGGCCCATGCCGATGGTGGCGCCCTCGTCCTGGAGCGTGTTCGCCCTGCCCTGGCTGTCGACGGCCACGGTCGGCGGGGGCTCACGACGCTGGACGGGCTGCGCCGCGGCGCCGGGGTCGACGGTGCCTTCCTCAACGGCGGCCTGGTCAGCGGCGATGCGCTCGTCGTTCGCCAGGATCGTCTCTTGCGACACTTCCTGCGGCTGCTGGCTGCCACCCTGCTGTCGGCGCTGGCGCAAGCGCGCGGCCGCGTTCGCCACGACCTGCGGCGAGCTGTTGAGGATCTGATCGAGCGTGGCGACTTCAGACAGCAGCAGGTCCATCTCGTCCTGCGAGATGAGCCGGGGCTGCGTCTGCAAGCCCACGGACACCGTCGAGCCGTCCGTCGTCTCGACCATGAGACGATCGGCGTCGACCTGCTGCACGACACCCATGCGACGCACCGGGTTGCCGTCGGCGTCGTAGGTTTCGAAGGCGACGATGTCGCTTTGGTTGAACGCGGGGGTTTCGGGCTCCGTGGTCGCCTCGGGCTCGTCACGGCCGCGCAGGGCGGACACGCCGCCAGCCCCGGCACCGACGCCACCGCCGACGATGGAGCCGACGAGCATGGACTCGGGCACGTTCTCGAAGGTGCCACGTTCGGGGTCGACGGCTTGCTGGATGGCGATGTTCTGACCGGTCTGCTGGCCCCCTTCCGCGAAGGCTTCGCTCAGGGCGCCGGAAATGGCGCCGCGGGCGATACCCGTCGCTCCGAGCACCGCGCCGACAGGCGCCAGTTCGAGCAGGCCCGTGGGTGCGGCCATGCGGCCGACCTGCGAAATCTGCTCGCCCGTGGCGTCCGGGTAGGACGCGGCATCCGACGCCCCTTCGCCCGCAAGCTGGAGCATGAAAGCGCCAGGGGCCGCGGGGCCGAGAAGCGGTGCCTGCGCCACCGAACCCAGCAGCGTGCCGACGCCCCTGACGACCTGACCTTCAAGGCTCTCGGCAAACTCCGGGCGGATGGGCATATTGCGCGCGGCCCAATCGTCCACGGCTTGCGCCCGCTCCCATGCTGGCGTGTTACGGGGATCGCCCATGCCAAGGTCTTCCGGCGTCGGCAGATAGCCGGGCTCGTCCACCATTTCGGACACGCGGCTTTGCAGCGTGAACGCATCCCCCGGCGTCAGCGTCGGGTCTTCCTGCACCTTCCGGCGCAGGACGTTTTCGGCGTAACTGTCCGCCTGCAAATCGTTGGCCGCACGGGAAGGCGGCGCACCGGGCGCCGCTCCCCCGCCCGCCAGGGCGTCGAGCAGCGGCTGGTACTGAGGCAATTCCGCCTGCGCGTTCTGATCGATGACGGACACGCCCCGCATCGGAAGCGAAGTCGTGGACTCGACAAAGCCTGTCCCGAGCGAGCCGAGAATGTCGGACGCGATCGAGCCGTCGCCGCCTACGGCTTGGGAGGCTGCCGGTGTCACCTGCGCATCCTGTTCCCACCACCGTTCCCCCCGGACCGGTGCCGGGCGTCGCGGTGTCGCTGTCACCGACGCGGGGTCCGCAACGGAGTCTTGCTCCCACCACTGAGACATTCCTACCGCCCCCCGGCCTGTCGGATCGTCCCGTCAGGAGCGATGTAGTATCCGGACTCGGGACGCTCATCCGGGCTCAAGGCAATCGGCAACCCCCCGTTCTCCGCAGCAGCCTGCTGAAGCGGCGCGGCCAATCCCGCCGCGGCGGCGTAGTTGGATGCCATCTCGTTGTCGATGATCCGGATCGCAAGATCGATTGCCTGGCGCATGAAGTCGTTGTCTTCGGCATATGCCGAACCGGCTTCTCCGAGCGCGTCGACAACATAGTTTCCGAGCCGGTCGTACGCGGAATCACTCAAGTCAAGCGGGCTAAAATCGTCAGCATCCGTCTCGCCCCGGAATATATCCCCAATGTCAGATTCCGTGAAATTGTCAATTGGCAACCGGTCGAGAGGATTTCCTTCTTCATCAACGATGTACGGGCCGCCGCTCTCATCGCGGGTGACGTAGCCGAGCGGCCCTTCGCCCGCTTCCAACAGCGCGTTCGGGTCAAGTTCATCGGCCACGCCCGCCTGGCCCTCGTAGCCGGCAACCAGGTCCCGCGGGACCGCGATAATGCTCTCACTGCCGTCCTCGTTGGGCACGCGGATGTTGACCAGCCCCTCGTCGAACTGGCGGGCGTCTTCCGCCACGCGCGCATAGCCCGGACCGGCGGCGATGTTGGCGCGGGTGATCGCGTTGTCGAAGCCCTCGCGCGTGCCGGCGATCGTGTTGCCGTACGAGATGCCGGCGCCGGTCTGGAGGTCCGTCAGGACATCGTCATCCGCGCCAGTGGCGGACGTGAAGCCGAGCAGCGTCTCCGGGGCGTAGCGCAGCCAGTCGTCTCCCGCCAGGTAGGAGTCAGCGTAGAAGTCGCCGGGCGTGGTCGTACCCTGACGCAGCATTTCCGCCTGCGCCTGAATGGCCTGATTGCCGAAGCCCAGCCGTTCCGCCTCCAGCTCCGCGCCGCGCCGCTGCGCGCCGAGCAGCCCGGCCCGGATGTCGTCGAGCGGGTCGCCGGCGATCATGTCGGCCAGGTTCGACATGCCCTGGCCGATGGCGGGATTGGAGAAGTAGTAGTTGGCCACGGGCCTTCCCCTTACTGATAGGCGTTGGCGATGGCGCCACCGCCGACGAGCAGATCCCCGAGCAGGCTGCCGCCGTTGGCGTCGGCCGCGGCGGCGCGCGCATCGCGCGCCAGGCGGGCGCCCCGGCTGTAGAGCCCGAGGTTCTGCTGCTGTTCGTTCGTCCGCTGCAATTCGATGCCGCGGCCGAGATTGCGGTCGCCGAAGCCGTAGAGCCGCGCCTGCGCACGGATGCGGTCCTCGACGCGCCGCAGCTCGTCGCCAAGCTGCCGGGCGGCGTCCGCCCCCACCACCCGCGGCGCGTTCTCCTGGCCGGGGATGATCGGGTCGAACGTGTCCGTGGCGGCGAAGTCCGTGTAGTCCTGCACGCGCCGCCCGGCCGCCTCGTCCATCGTCTCCTGCGTGCGGTCGATGTTCGAGCGCTCCAGCGACTCCTGGAACAACTGGTTGGACTCGTCCGAATAGCGGCGCTGCTGATCGGCGAAAGCCCGGTTGGCCGCCTGCCGGCTGCGCCGGGCGTTGTTCATCGCGCGCATCTGGAGCAGCGTGCCGACACCGAGAAGGGCCGGTCCGAGGCCGCCGCTGAGTAGTGAACCAAGCATAGGACCGTACTCCTATCAGTACCGATCCACGTAGACGCCCGCGCCGCCAGGGATGACGGGGATGGACGAGAACGTGTTGCGGAAGTCGGCGAAGGGCGTCGCGTCGTAGGTCGGCTGCTGGCCCTGGAGACTGGCGAGCGCCTGCTGGGCCTCGGCCGCCAGGGTGTCGGGATCCTCGCCGGCCTGAAGCCGCTGCATGAATTGCGCGCGCAGATCCCGGATCGCCTGCTGCCGCTGCTGGCGGAAGGCTTCGGCCTGCGACTGCATCTGCCCTTCGGCGCCCGTGAGCAGGTCCGCGAGCTGCGAGCGCAGCCCCTGTCCCGTCTCCGTGCCCTCCTGGCCCGTGCGGCGCAGGACGTAGTCCAGGTCGGAGCCTGTTACGTTGTAACGGTTCTCCAGCGCCGGGTTGGCGATGTCCAGATACGCCTGCTCCAGCCCGCTCAGATCGACGTTGTCGAACAGCGCGCCAAGGCCGGCGCCCGGGTTCGGGACCGGCTGTGGCGTGCGCGGACCGCCGGCCGGCGCCGCGCCCGACACGGGATCGGGCTGGCGGTCGCTGCCGCCGGGCTCGCGCGTCCAACTGTTGTTCACGCCCTGGAGGTTGTCGAAGGCGTCCTGCTCGTTGAAGCGCACCGTCGCGCCGGGGTTGGCCGTGATTTCAGCCGTCATGCGCTCGCGCGTCTGCGGGTTCATCATCATGGACCCGGGCGCGCCGCGCGGATTGTCGTAGCCGACCATGGCGAAGTCCCCGCCGGGGCTAACGGAAATCCCCTGCGGGCCCGAACGGCTGCCGGACGAGGCATAGCCGTAAGGCTGCCCCGCCTGGACGTTGGCGTTGAAGTCCTCGATTTCGTTTTCGAGGTTCTGCTGACCGATCGCCATCGCCAGTCCGATCGGGGCGCCTGTCATCGCACCGATACCGTTGACCACACCCGCCATGGAGCCGGGCAGGCTGCGCGAATACGGCACGCCGTTGATGTCCCGCACGATGCCGGGCTGACCGAGCACGTCGTCCACGGAGCCGCCAGAGAAGAGCGCGCTGAGCCCCACGGGCTGGCCGCTCATGCCGACTTCGCTTCCGAACAGCCCGCCGGCGTACGGATTGGCGCCAGCGGCCGGAGCCGTGCCGGGGCCGGGCGTGAACTCGGCGTCGCCCACGAGGCTGGCCGAGCCCTTCCCGCCGGCGCCCCGGCCGGCGCCGGGCAGCGAGAATTCGGACGTGGGCGTCACGCCGATGAAGCCGCCGGGGGCATTACCGACACCCGGCTTCGTGCTTTCGTCCACCGTCGACGCCCCGCCACCGGGAACCCGGTAGGTCGTCACGCCGTCGGCGCTGCCGAGAAGTTGGGCGTTGCCTGGAAGGCCCCGCGGGATGCCGCCCTCGCGCGCCACCGTCGACACGAGCGGACTGCCGCCCGACTGCTTGTTGCCGCCGAGCGCCGTACCGAGGCCGCCGCCGGCCCCGCCGCCCTTGGAAGGCGTACCCGTCTTGGAACCGCCGCCGTAAGGATTGCCGGCGGACTGCGAACCGCCCTTGTCGTTGCCGCCACCGCCGACCTTGCTGCCGTTGGCGCTGCCGCCGACGTTCTTCGAGCGATCGTCGTCGTTGCCGCCGTAGCCGCGGTCGCGGCCGCCTCCGCTGCCCTTTCCGGAAACGGTTCCGCCGCCGGCGCCGGCGCCCTTGGCTGCTCCATACGCGGGCATGTCTGTACTCCCGATCGGCACTACGACCGCACCACGCGGCTGCGGTCTTTAGATGGTCCAAAAAGACGCTCGATGCGCGATCCCTGCGGCTCGCCATAAGGGCCGTAGGTCGGGCGCGTCATGTCGACGAGGCCAGCCGTCACGTTCTGGAACAATGGCCCGATCGTCTCGAAGCGCTCGCTGTCATCGGCGATGTCGGCGTAGGCACGAGCGGCGTTGGCCGCCGATTCCGGGTCAGCCGTCGCCTGCAACTGCGCCGTGATCGTCTGGCGTTCACGCTCCAGGTCGCGCCGGGCATCGTTCGCCACGTCGCGGCCGGACTGGAGCACGTCGTTGACGGCCAGTCCCCGGTCGCCAGCCAGCTTGCCGGCCCGGCGGTTCGCCTCCGACGAATGGGCAATGCCCTGCCGGGCGAGCGCGAAGCCAAGCTGGTTGCGCGCGTCGACGAACTGGTCCTCGACCTGCGGCATGGCGTAATCGACATACGCCTCGCGCTGCTGATCGAAGAAGCCTTCGTCGTACGGGGCGAAGATCTGGTTGATCTGATCCATGCCGCGACGGATGCGGGCTTCGCGCTCCGCTTCCTGCTGCGCGATCAGCGCCGAGCCGTCGTCACCGCCCCCGAACAGGCCGCTGAGGAATCCCATGGTCCACGTCGAATTGTCTGTGGCCCGGGCGGCGACACCGGATTACGGCCTTCTAGGACTGAAATCATACTCTTTGACGGGGCCGGAAGTCTACTCTGCCTTCCCCGTGCTGTAGTGGATGGCCGCGCTGCGCAGGAGCGCCGCACCGGCCGCCGCGTGTTCGAACTTCAGGCTGGCGTGCGAACTCCAGTGGCCGGTCGCATAGCGCGGGTAGTTGTAGGTGACGCCGCTCAACGTCGCGACCGTCTCGTAGAACGTGTCGTCGTTCGGCTCCGTGCCCAGCTTGACCGTCCACGAGCCCTCGCAGGACACGTCGATTCCCGTCCACTGCTTGCTCGTCGCCGGGGCGTTGGCCGCCAGATAGGGCAGCGTGGCCGTTACCGCGGCGCTGTCGTAGGTGACGCCGTCGGTGCCGCCGTACTTGTAGAGCTGGTTGTCCGCCCGCAGGAACACGCCCTTGTAGTCCGACACCATGTCGTCGACGGTGAAGCCGGGCGTGTAGGTGCTCCAGGCGGCAATCTCACTCTGTGGGAAAAGCGACAGGACGTAGATCGTCGAGCCCAGCGCCAGCCAGTAGGAGCCCGTTCGCGGCTCGATGCACGCCTGCGCGTAGTAGGCGTTGTCGAGGCCGACGGTGTCGATATACGCCGTGACGAGGCTGTCGATGGGCGTGCCCACGTCGTTGACGCTGGCGATGGTCGTGTCGGACCGGGCGCGCAGCGAGCGCACGCCGCTGTCCGCCAGGAAGAACACATCCTGCTCGCCGTAGCCGATCGCCGTACGGGGCGCCAGGCAGCCGATATTCGTCATGACCTGGATCAAGGCATTGCGCGCCGGGTCCGGGTCGACTTCATAGATCAGCGTCGTGTTGCGGGCGAACACCGCCAGCTTGTTGAGGTAGGCGGTGCTCGTCGTCAGGTCGAACGTCGTCGGCGCCTGCGCGGCCGCGTTGATGAAGCCCGAGCCCTGGTATTCTGCTTCCGACACGCCGTACTCGTCGGGTGTCAGCAGCTTGGAGAACATGATGTTCTCGTCGCGCACCGTGTACATCTTCTCGCGGTAGGTCGTGGCCGTCAGGCCGCGCGACAACCCGGACGTGCTGAAATAGTCGGCGTCGGGGATGATGGTCCCGTCGTAGTAGTGCTGGACAGAGAAGTCGTCCATCTCCACCACGACGTAGAACTTGCCCGAGAACAGATCCCAATCGAGGATGTCGCGGATGCTCCGGCCGCCCGGTGGCGTGAGCTGCTGGTACTTGATGTCGGTGTCGAGCCCGGCCGTGCGGACAGTCGCCTCGGAATCCTCGCCGAACACCCACGGCTCGCCGTCTTTGACAGCCAGGCCGAAGGTGTCCCCGTCAGGCATTTCATCGCCGAACGCGGAGAAGGCATAGCGCTTCTCAATCTCGCCGCCGCGGGTGATGTGGGCGTTGTTGAGAGTGAGCAGGGCCCCGGCCGGCGTCTCGACGATACCGCGGCGCGCGTCCAGTCCGTTGCGGAAGTCCTCGATCTGAATGTACGGCATTACGGCGAGAACCCCCTGACGACGCAGGTAATGCTCGTGCTGCCGCCGGCGCTGTTGATCTTGAGCCGCAGCTGGCAGGCGGGCACCGTGAAGGCGTACATGTGCGGGCTCGTCAGCGGCGTGGAGTAGGTCGAGAAGGTGATCCAGTCGTCACCAGGACGCGATCGGGCCTGCAATTCGACCGTGGCGCTGTCGAACGTCCCGGACACGAAGGCCACGCCCGCGCCGCCCGGCTGCCAATCCTTGGCGCTGCCGGTGGCCGAGAGCCCCGTCCCGAGGTCGAGGGTCGTATATCCATCCGCCACGGATCAGCTCCGGTTGACGTAGTCCAGGCCCGGCCGCAGGACGGCGCGGCGCCGGCCACCGCCGACGACGAACGGCGCCTGCTTGCTGGAGGCGTTGTTGGCGCGCAGATCGGTCAGATAGGAGTTGGCCTGCTGGAACTTGGCCTGCGCGTCGTCGCTCCGCTGACGCTGGAGCAATTCGGCGGCCGAGAAAAGCGCGAGCAGATAGTCGTCGAGGACGGCCGTGTCGCTGTCGTTGACCAGCTTCGCCAGCTTCTTGCGGCCGCGCATGCGCAACGTGCCGCTCGACGCTGGGATCGGCCATACCTCGTACTGCGTGAGGTCGTATGCCTGCCAGCGCAGGACCGGGTCGCTGCGCTCATCGTCGTCGCTGTTGTAGAGGTTGTACTGCTCGAACGGGTCGATGCCGTACTCGACGGGCACCCACTCCGAACCGTATTTCGACCAGACTTCGGTCACGCCCTCGAAGTCGAGGTCGGCGTTGATCGTGTAGTACCGGCTGCCCGCGGAAAGCGCCTCGTCCGTCGTCACCACGGAGAACGGCCAGGTGTAGTTGTTGTACAGCCAGGCGTAGTTCTTGTTGACGATGTGCTTCAGGTGGTCCTGGATCTGCGTGTTGGCGCTGGTGCTGGCCGACATGCCGGCCTCCAGCTCGACCATTTTCACGATGTCCTGGAATTGCGTTCCGCGGGCCATGACCGGTTACTCCCCGAGCGGGTCCGCTTCCGCCGGCTGCTTCTTCGCGGCCGCTTCCTTCTTGCGCGCGGACGCGGAGTTGTCGCCCGCCAGTTCGATGCCCGCGTCGTCGAACGTCGTCGGCATGCGCGGATCGAGGCCGGGGAACATCTCTTCGACCAGCTTGGCGTACTTGGGATACCGCTCGGCCAGACGCCGCTTCTCGGCCTTGGCCGACACGTCGGCGTCAGGCTTGAACATGCGGACGATGTCGACGACGGAGCCCTCGCCGTGGATCTGGTTGAGGACGAGGATTTCCGGCGGCGTCAGACCGGTCCGGACGACGGTGTTGAGGGGCGAACCGGAGAGGCGGATGGTCGCAGTGGCGAATTGCATGGATACGGCCCTGGTGTGGTTGCGGATAGGAAAAGCGCCCTACAGTGTAGGACTGTAGGGCGCTTGTCGTCCAGCAGGAGGATCAGCCGCCGTAGGTCGGCGGACGGTACGCCGGATCGGTGCAGAAGGCGATGAGCGTGAAGCCCTTGTCGCCATCGCAGGCACTGTTCGGGTCGTAGGTGCCGAACGGGTCGCCGGACGTGGCGGTGGGCTCGACGGTCACGCCGGCGACGATGGTGCCGTTGGTCGGCTCGGCGCCATCCTCCAGCTCCAGCCGGATCATCTCGTCATCCGTGATGAAGATCGGCAGGCCCAACACGTCGCCCGTTCCCACCGTTGCGCCGGTGATGTTGGCGGACGGCACGACAGACGTGATGGTCTTGAACGCCTTCTTGCCCGCCATCGACGTGCCCGAACCCGAAGTCTCCACCTGCGTCCGGCCGTACCGGTCCGTACCGGTCACGGTCAGGGTCGCGGTGTTGGTCCAGCCACCGACCACATTCCGCGGAACGTCGAACGTCGCCACGCCGCCGGAGACTAGTGCCCCATCCAGGGTCATCTCCGTCGCCGCCGTACCCGCCTGGCTCTCGCAGATGCCGTTCGGGTCGGCCACGTCGGGCGAGCCCAGGTTGATGGCGACCAGCGGGATCTCGACGACGCCGACTTCCTCCAGGTCGGCCATCACGTCGCCAGAGCGGGTCGGGCCCGCCATGTCGAGCTGCACGAACAGCGTCGAGTTGGCCGGGATGTCGGCGGACGACTTCCACGTCGCCGTCGCCTTGCCGGCCCCGAACGCCAGGGTGAAGTCGTTGTTGGCGGTGTAGGTCGGGCCGTTCTTGACGACGATCTTGTGATCCTCGCCGTTGACGAAGTGGCCCGAGCCGTAGCCGGTCGGGTAAGTGATGTCGAACGTGTCGGAGGCGGAAATCGCGGAACCGCCGCTCGACTGCTCGACAACGATGAAACGATCAGCCATGGCCAATCTCCTTTAGCAGAAGGGGTAAGCGGGCCGTTGTGGACCCGCAAACCCTACGGTTCACGAAATCGCAAAAACGCCGTGGCAGTTCAACTGATCGGCGCACAGCCCGCCGGTCCAGGTCATGGCCCGGTACATCACGTACTGGTCCGCCGGCCGGGTCGGGGTGTGCTGCTTCATGTCCTCACCATCCATCACGTCGAGATAGAGATGGCGGGTGTCGAGCATGTAGCAGTACTTCTGACGGCCGATGTCGTCGAGCGCCGGGTCGTAGACGAAGTTCATCCCCTTGTAGGAGATGTCCGCCACGGAGATGTCGGTGACGTTCTTGGCCGAGAAGCCGCGGTCCGAATAGTTACCGTTGGCCCGGATTTCCTTGGCCAGCTGGTCGAGGAAATCCGATCCGCACGGCGCGAAGTTCGGCCGGCCGCCATAGCGACGGAGCTGCCGCCACTCGGTGTGGATGACGGCGATGGTGGCGCCGCCATCGTTGACGCTGCCCGTGATCGCGCCGCCGGAGGCCGCCGTGCGGGCACGGTTCCGCCACCAGGTAAAGGTGGCCGAGTCCAGGCCGCCCACGGTGCCGGTCGTCGGGTTGTCGCGGACGATCGACAGGATACCCGGAACCTCCAGGCTGTCCTGACTGCCATCCTCCCACAGCATGCGGGTGAAGCCGCGCGCCCAGCCCTCGGACATGTCCTCCATCTTGTCCTGGAGCAGCCCGGTCAGCACGGTCAGCTCGCGCTTGCTGTGCTTCGTGGTGCTCTCGGACCGGTTGGAGTCCGTGACGGACAGGCCGTCGACCTTCAGCTCGGTGTGGGTCAGCGAGATACCGGCGTGGATTTCCTTCCACGGGTATTCCGCCCGCTTGATGTTCGCGGGGTTGGAATACGACACGGTGTCGTCGGTGGTGTAGCCCTGAATGTCAGTGGTGTACTGACCCTTCACGGGCATGGTGATCTTCTCCTTGCCACCCGGGAAGGTCTTCTGGCTGCGACGCAGACGGTCGTAGGTCGGACGATCCTGGATGACCTGGCTCATCGCCGGGCCGCGGATATGGTAGTCCAGCGCGGCGTTGGCGATGTTCGCCAGCTCGGCAGCGGTAAACGCCATTTGTCAGGTGCTCCCTGGCACGAGGGCCGGGGCTACTCCCCTCCGTTCGCTGCCCTTTCGACAACTTCGTAGAGGGAGGCCGGCCGTGGTTGAGTCTTTCCACTGGCGGCCGAGTCACTGCCTGGACGCTTGAGCGTTGCTGCGGGCTTGGGGACGAACGCCTTCAGCGTCTTGTTCGCGTCGGCGTAGGCACGCTCCAGAAGCTGGTTCACTTCCGTCGCGTTCCGGGGCTCCCCGTATTTCCGCATCAAAGCCGCGGCGTTGGCTTCCACCAACTCGGCCTTGCGGCCGTAGTCAGGATCCTTCGCCTTGACGTTGGCTTCCCAGGTGCCCGCTGCGGTACGGAGAGACTGACGCTGTTGCTCCTGACGGGTGGTCTGCTCGGTCCGCTGGGACCGTTCCGCCACCTTCCGGGCGCGCATCGTCTCCGCACGGGAGGCCGAAATCTCGCGGGCCTGCTTCTCGTCGAGAAAGCCCTCGTCGACCTTCTTCTTGAGGTCCGGCGGCAGCAGCCGTCCCGAAACCTCAAGCAGCCCCTTGTACATCTGGCCGACCGTCTTGATGGCCGAGTCGATGTCGCCGGAACCGTTCTCTACCGCCTGAAGCTGCGCCGCGAGTTCGAGGAACCCGGCAGTGCGCTCGGACGATAGCCCGTGCTGTCGCATGAACCCTTCGATCTGGCGGTACTGGTCGGCCTGCGGCTGGAGACTGGCGATCTGCTCGCCCTGCTCCTTCACCTTCCCCCGCAGCCGATCGATGCTCTTGCGCGTCTTCGGCTTGAGAGAGGCGAATTCCTCGTCCGTCAGTTCCGCGTCGTCGGGATCACCCGCGTCGTCCGCAGCCTTGGTCTGGTCCCCGTCGCCTTCGGCGTCGGCGCCTTCCTCGGCCTGCTGGGATGGCGAATCCCCGTCACCTTCATCCTCGTCGTCCCCGTCCGCCAGGTAGCCGGCGGCGTCGGACACGACATCGAGAAGGTTTCGTTCACTGCCTTCCCCGGCGGACGACTCTTCGGGGGATTTTACGTCCGGGTTCCCTGTTTCCGCTCCGGTTTCGGGCGCGTTGCCCTCACCGTCTGCGTCCACGTCAGGCGATTCCGTGGTCATGTCAGCCTTTCAACAAGGGGCAAATTCCACCGCCATAATAGGACTGTGGGCCTATGCGGCGGAAGGGGTGCAATTTGTCACCTAGACTTCAGCGTTCGCGCTGGGCACCTGCGGCTGCATCGGCGGCCGGCCGGGCTGGGACGGCTGCATCTCCGGCTGCGCGGCGCGCGGGGCGTTGTTGCCGCCCTCGTTGCCCTGCTGGCCGGGATCGGTGGCCGGGTCGCCGGTGCCGGGCTTGGCCTGCTGGTTCATGGCCGTGATCGAGGGCATGCCGGCCGACAACATGTCGTCGAGTTCCATGCGGTCGTCGAGACGCTTCAGGGCCTCGCGGGCGAACGCCTCCGGGTCGATGCCCGGGATCTGCATGATCAGCGGCGCCAGGCGCTCGAAGTTCTGGACTTCCTGCGCCTTGTTCGGCCGGCCTGTGCTGCCCGCCTGGACTTCGAGATAGATTTCCTCGACCACGTCCTGGCGCGACATCTCCGGCCAGACGGCGCCGGGGCCGACGATGCGCTTGACGGTTTCCTCGGTGACGTTCTCCAACAGCACCTGCCCCTGGCAGCGCGCCATCTCCGTCAGGAAGTCGTCCAGGTCGTCGACGTTGGACTGGAGGGACGACAGGCGGCTGCCTTCGGCGATCGAGGTTTCCGTCGCCGTGGCGCTGCTGGTGCCGCCGAGATTGGCTTCCTGCGTGCCGACGGTGCGGAGAACATCCTCGAACACCGGGTTGACCTCGTAGAGATTCGGGTCGATCGGCGGCCCCCGCCAGGGCTGGAGGACTTCGTCGACGCTCTGCCCCGGCTGCACGGCTTTCAACTCGATGATGCAGTTCGCCGGGTGGTCCTTGAGATTGTCCCGGTCTTCCTCGCCCAGCATGCCCGCGGGGACGATCGTCTTCGGCCGGTTGGCCTTGCGGTGCTCGCGAAGCCCGGTGCGCGTCCGGTTGTACTCCCGCTGCATCGGCATCATCAGCCGGACATCGGAGGGCGGGAACAGCTCGTCCTCGTGCTCGACCTCGTTGAAGGTCAGCGCGAAGATCGGGAAGAAGCGCTCCAGGCGAACGTCGGGCGCCCGCGGCTCCGTCAGGAAGTCGGGATAGCCGTCGCAGACGGTGTACATGAGCCCGTCCGCCTTGTTGTAGATCTCCCACACGCAGAAGCGGGAATCGTTCTCGTCGTCGCCGCGGCTCTCGCTCGACGGCATCCAGAAGGGCTCGTCGGCGGCATGCTGGCCGGAGCTGCGCTCGTAGCCCTTGGCCTTGCTGCTCACGTCGACGCCGTAGACCTCCTGGATCTCGTCTGCCGTCAGCATGAACTCTTCGGTCAGGTGCCCGGCGCCGGCCCAGGTCCGCAGGTCGCGGCAACGGCAATCGGGGATGACGGAAGTCGATCGCGGGTACTGGAACACCAGCCCCTCCCGGATCAGCACTTCCGCTTCCTTCTCCAGTTCGGCCACGGTCAGCTTCAACTGCTCGACCTCGGCGCTGATCGGATCGACCTCGCCATCCGCCACGTCAGCCGCCAGGCGCTCGGCCGTGGAAATGCGCGTCATCAGATCGCTGATCTGCTGGTCGACATCGGGCGAGCGCTCCATCACCCGCTGGTAGTCCAGCTTGACGTAGCCGACCGCCGTCGTCAGGGCGCGGCGCACGGCCTTCTTCATCATGATCTTGAAGGGCTGCACCTGCTCCGAGACGTAGTGCGCGTTGACCAGCTCCAGCGTCTTCGCCAGCCGGTCGAGCATCGTCTCCTGCTGCTGCACCTGCTGCCAGTCCGCCAGGGTTTCGATGGCGCCGGGCGGGGGCTGCAGGCCTGTCAGGGACGACTCCTGGACGGCGAGCATGGCCTGCTGCGCCGACGCCGCGGAGCCGTCCCACACGGTCGCGAGAAGGCGCTGCTTGCGCCGGGCGACGGCCTTCGGGTTCTTGGCGTAGAGGGCGGCGACGCGCTGCGAAATGTGGCGCTGGACGATGTTCGCCACGTAGGCGTCGGGGTCGTCGACATAGCGGTTGGACACGGGATCGAGCGTCTGCTTGCCGATGCAGAAGTCCATGTCCTCCCGCATGCGCTTGAACGCTTTCTTGTGGTGCGCCTTGTCCTGCTCGACCGTCTTCGTCCAGCGCTCGACGAGAAGCCGGCGGGCCTCGTTCGGGTCTTCCGGATCGCGGTTCACCACTTGCGGCTGGTCGCCGTCGCCCTGCATTTCCATCAGAATCCACCCGCGCGTTTCAGTCGGTCGGCCGCCCTGCGGTCCCGCATGTGCTGCTCCTTGACCCAGGCAATGGTGCCGGGTTTCGCGCCCACGGGACCGATCGGCCGGTCAGGAGACGCCGAAACCAAGGAAGACAATCCTAGCCCTAGATGGGCCAGCGCGTCCACGAAATCATCGTGGGTGGCGTTCGGGAAGGTCAGCAGCTCGTGCTTGGCGGCCGCGAACCAGGGCAGGAAATCGGGGAACATGACTTGCCCGAGCGCCATCCGGCCCTGGATGGACTGCGCGCGGGTCTGCTTGTCGTTGACGGGCGTCTGTTCGTGGACGGCGGCGAACGCCTGCTCCTGGATCATCCGCTCGCGCAGGAAGGGCCCGATCGACTTGGAGATGTGCCCGCGCTCGGCGAACCACGCCAGCGGCTTGTAGCGCCGGATGATGTCGATCATGGCCTCGACGACGGTGTTCGTCGGCGCCCGGCGCCACCACGCTTCCTTGATCCAGATGCGCTTGAACTCGTCGACGCCCGCCACGATGAGGCAGGTCTGGTCGTTCTGCTGGTCGAGGCCGACGGCGTGGTCGGACGCCACGTAATAGCGCAGGTTCTCCGGGCACTGCGACGGCTTGTAGGTCTTGATGTACTCGGCCTTGAAGAAGTCACCTTCCTCGGGGCTGGGCCGGCCCTGATAGAGCGCGGAGAAGCCGCGGCTGTCGAGCACGCGCTGCGCTTCCAGGAACTCTCGGTCGAAGCGCTCGGGCCACAAGGCATCCCCCGGCGAGCGACCAAGCGGGTCGTTCTCTTCCGCCAAGGCCGGCAGGTGGATGATCTTCCACTTGCGCGCTTCCTGCTCCTGGAAGTGCGGGTTCATCGGGTCGGTGATGCGCCCGATCAGGTCGTCCTCGTGCCACCGGGTCTGAATGAGCACGATGCGCGCCTGGCTGGTCATCAGGCGGGTCGAGAAGACGGTCGTGTACCAGGACCACAGCTTGTCACGGATGGTCGGGGAACTGGCCTCTTCCCAATCCTTGATCGGGTCGTCGATGATGGCGCAGTTATGGACGAGAACATCACCCGCGAAAAAACACTCGGTGCCCGCTACTTGCAGGTCGTAGACACTGGTTTCTCCGCGTAGGTCTTCAACCAGGGCCACAGTATCTTCTTCTGCTTCCCATCGGCCGCCGCGTGCCACTTCCGATGACAGGGCGCGCACAAGGTCACGAGGTTTCGCGCGGCGTTGTTCATCGGCTGGTTGTCGATATGATGCACTTCCAGCCTCAATTCCACCGCCCCGCACACCACACACTTTCGACCGTCGCGTTCGAGAATCCGTGGTCGCATCGCCCGAAATGCCTTGGCCGCATGCGGCTGTTGCCGGCCGGGGGTAGCTCCGTCCTTCCACCGAGGATTCTTGTCGCCTGACATTCTCAACGAATGCGCCCGGTCTGCGCACTCTCGCGAACAGAATCTCGCACGCTCCCCGGCCCCGCGCGACAAAGCGCGAAAGGTATTGTTGCACTGCGGACAAACCCGTTCGTGCCGCGCCCAATACGCGGTTCGACGCTCGGCCATGTCTTCGGACAGACAATGCTTCGAACAGTACGGCCCAAAACCATCGCGCGCGGACCCGAAGCTGCGACGACGCGGCGCCGGCTCGGCGCACCGAACACACACCCTCCGACCGTGCATCTGCTCGTTCTGGTGCTTCGCCCAACACGGATTGGAGCAGAAGAACTTCCGAAGCCCCCGGCTTTCCGATTTCCGTATCTCGTACGCCTGCTTCACGGTCTGCTCGCCACACTGAGCACAGCAGACGATCGCCGGGGGCAAGAACACCCGCCGGGGTGTAGGCCCCGTTGCACCAGATTCGATGGTCTGGCGTAACATGTACCACTCGTCCAGCGGCAGTGGTGATTCGTCGAACCCGAGGCGCCTCACGTCGGGCGACAGCTTGCACCGGCGAGAAGACGATCGACCTTGAGGCGTGATCATACGACAGAACCCTACAGTTCACTCCGGACAGCCATAAGTCCTCGACTTTCCTGGCTCCCTCCGTAGTGTATACCGTAGTGCTGCCCACTACGCAATCCGCGCCGCGGCCGGTGATGGCACCGCCTTTGCCGACGAAGACGGCCAGGCCACCCTCTTCCGCCTGCAACCGGTCCGTCGCGGCCGAACCCTGCCGCAGCTTGAACAGCGGGAAGATTTCCTTAAACGCCGGATCCTTGACCATGGCGCGCACGTCACGGCCGATGTCGTTGGCGTAGTCCTGGTTGTAGGTGGCGGCGATGACGGACTGGTACGGGTTCCGTCCGAGGAACCACGCCGGCAGGGCCTTGGATGCGAGCTGACTCTTTCCATGGCGCGGCGGAACGGCCAGGATCAGGCGCGGGATCTTACCGGCCTCGACCTGCTCCAGCGCCGCGGCGATGGCCCTGTGGTGCCGGGCAATCTCATACCGGGACCGGTCGGGGTCTTGCGGGTCGTCCGGGTCGGGCATCATAAGCCGAACGAATTTCAGCAGGTCGTCCCGGGCTTCCTTGGCCGCGAGCTGCCGGCGCACCTGAAGGCTGCCGGCGTCGATTTCGGCCAGTTGCCGGCGGGCTTCCTCCAGTTGCTCCGGGGTAAGCTGGATGCGGCGTTTAGCGACCATCCGTCCACGACACCCACGCCGCTTCATCGGGCGCCGGCTGGTCTTCGAGCACGATGTCCTTCACGTCCGTCAAACCCCGGCGGGGATGAACGAACATCAGGGTCTGGATAGGGGGCTGCCACATGGCGCGGAGCTGCTTGCGGGCGTACTCGTTGTAGCCGATGAGACTGCCGTTCACGACGCAGCCGCGCAGGGGCAGGAAGTTGTGGAAGTGGCCCATCAGCAGCGTGTCGAACTGGCGGCCGATTTGCGCTTCGCTGTTCCTCAGCTTGACGCTGCCGCGCATGACGGGGCCGATGATGCCGATGATGCCGTCGCCGCCGCGCACGCCGATCATGTCGCCATGGGTGACGAGGAAGCGGTGGCTGTAGACGCGGAAGTAGGCGTCGGCTTCCGGCGGGATCAGGAAGTGGAAGCGCTCGTCGCCCTGGTAGTGGCGTTCGACGAGCTGCATCGCCAGCCACTCGTTGGACGTGCGCACGTGGCGTTTGAACACCGGCCGAAGTGTGCCGCGGCCATGGTTGCCGGGGACGAAGACGGTGAACACCTTGCCGAACATCTTCGCCAGCAGATCCAGCGCCCACACGAGGATGTCGCGCAGTTCGAGGATGGATTCCTGCGTCGTCATGTCGTTGGTGACGCGCAGTTCGTCGTGGATGTCGCCCGTGATCATGTCGCCGGCGATGACCACGACGACGCCGGGGTAGTTCGGCTCCCGGCGGTGGTTGAAGCACAGGTCGATAGTGGCGCCGAGCAGGCGCTTGATGCGCGCCTTGGCCACGTCCCGGTCGAATTCGTTGACGCCGGCAACCTCTTCCCGGTTCACCGTTTCGCCCAGGTGCCAGTCGCTCCACAGCAGGACGGGAACGTCCTCGCCCTTGCCGACATGATCGGTATCCGTCGCCCAATCCGGGGGATCGGCTTGCCGTTGCGCCAGCCCGAAGATGGTTTCGCGGATGTCGTCGTCCGTGATGCGGTCCCGACGGGCGTCCCGAAGTTGCTTCTCCAGGTCCGTGATGCGGTCGCGGAGCTTCTGGACTTCGATGTCGGCGGCGTCGGTCGGCGGCCGGATGGTGCCGTCTTCGGCTATGAGCCCGTAATCGCGGGCGAACCGGTCCCGCCATTTGCGCGCCGTGCCGCGGTTGATGCCCATGTCCACGGACGCCTGCGTCAGACTGCCCGTGCGGTTGAGGGCGAGCAGGAATTCATAGACGCGGGCGGGCGAGGCTTTGTGTTCGCTCATGTCGCTTGTCCCCCGGGGTGCAGAGAAGAAAGCCCGCCGAAGCGGGCTTCCGTCGCGGGGTTGTCAGCCCTGACCGGTAAGCCGGTCGTAGGCGTCATGAACGTCAGCGTTGCTCTCTTCCGCCTCCGTCATGGCCGCGTCCAGTTCGTCCCAGGTGATGTCCTCACCGTCGGCCGCGCGCTGGATGCGGTCACGCACCGCCAGCCAGTTGCCGCCGCGCTCGGCGAGCACGATCGCCAGGCGCGTGGCGAGTTCGATCCACTGTGCCGTCTGCATCAGGCGTCTCCTTCGACGAGGGCCACGATCGCCAGGATTTCCCCGGTGTGGCGCGAGAGTTCGGACAGGGCCGCGAGCGCTGTCTGGAACGCCTGCGTGTCGCTGCCGCCGGACGCCTCGTAGGTTTCGAGGGCCGTGCGCGCCGTGCGGAGCGCGATCAGGCCGGCGTCGGACGCCGCCACGGCGACGCGCGCCTGCTCGGCATCGAGAAGCCCGGCGTCCATGACCTCGACGAGCACGGCGTTGGCGTCGTTGTATGCGGTCACGACCTGGAGGAATTCGTCACGGGGGCCCGGGGCGTTGGCCGCACATGCAGCCAAAAACACGGGCACGACGAGAAGTAGGCAGAATTTCCTAAGCATCGTTCGGCAGTCTCCATACGGCGAACACGGTCGCCCACAGGCCGCCGACGAGAACGATTTCCTGTTCCGTCGGCAGCCGGGGTTCGGAAAGGATGTCACCCAGAATGGTGAACGTGGTCCCGAGGGCGGCGAGCAACGGCGCCCCCAGCTTGCGGTAGCGTCTCCAGTTCATCAGAAGTAGCTCCGTAGTGCGTTGAAGACGGCGTTGGCCCGCATTTCCAGCGTCCGGCGCGCCTGAGCGTCACCGCGCAGCGCCCGGGAGACGATGCCGGTCAGCTCGTCAGCGGAAAGGACAGGTTTGGGAGGCAGTGGCGGAACCAGCACGGGCGCCGGACGGGAGGGCTCCGACGGTTCCTCGATCGCCAGGGCGTCGCCGATGCGAACCTCCGCGGACAGGTCCGGGTTCGCGTCCAGCCAGTCCACGTAATCGTCCCGCGCATGACCGGTCGGCAGGCCGCGCTCGTAATCCCACGGGAAGCACGGGCACGCCTTGTTGGCCACTTCGTTGTGGCCGATGATGCGGCTTTCCGGGATGCCGTAGAGAAGCCGGAGGTAATGCACGACGCGGAACATGCTGTGCCGCTGCTCCGAAGTGCGCGTATCCTTCGGCCGCTTGTAGGCCGCGTCCATGCCGCCGACGTAGCAGACGCTGATCCCCGTCGAGTTGTTGACGCCCGACCAGCCAATCCACTCATGCGGCAGGCCCATGGTGATGGTCCCGTCGATATGGATCAGATAGTGGTAGGCACCGCACCACCAGCCACGCCCATAGGCGTTGCCGCGAGGATCGCTGTTGGTGTGGTAGTGCTCGATGGACTCCCAGGTCCGCGGACTGCCCTCGGGCGTCGCCGTCGTGTGGATGTCGATGGTGTCGATGGGCTTGGTGCGGACGTGATAGGACGGCGGCTTCTGGCCGTAGCGCTTGGTGCGCGGCCGGAGCATGGCGATGTCGTCGAAGGCGGAAAGGTCAGCCATGGTGTGCGTCTCCGCAGGTGGTCGGGTTGCCGAATGCCGGGATGCAGATGTCGTCGGGCACGTCGCAGGCCGACAGCGCCAGGGCGGCGACGGCGATCAGCAGGGCTTTCATTGGCCGGGGCCTCCCAGCAGATTGTTGACTAGCCAGCCGCCAACGGCGGCGGGGATGCCGATCACGACTGCCCCCAATACCGCCAGCCTCCCCCGATGTTCGTCCTGCCGCTGCTTGATGCCGTCGACCTTGTCGTCGATCGCGTCGAGTTTGGCGTCGAGCTTTTCGCGGTCCCGCTTGGCCTCGCGCCTGTCCCGCTCGTAGAACTCGTTCCAGGCGGCAAAGGACGCTTCCAGGCCAGTAACGCGCGAAGCGAGGTCCGCATCAGCTCGCGAAACAGGGCGGGCGGGGTCTTGAGAGTCCGTCATGAGTGCGCATCAGCGATTGGCGGTTGTGAAAAACAGCCGCAGTGTAGCGTCGTACGGTGTAGGACTGCAAACCCTACTGTCGTTCCAGCCAAGTGCAGAGAGCGAATACCGGCGCCGCGTAACTGACGACGGTCGCCATGGCGGACGGTGGGAAAGAGCCGCGGTTGAGGAAGCGCTCCGTCATGGACACGATGCCGACGGCGCGGCCGGTGTCGTCCACCCACGCCCCGCCGGACGCGCCGGGGTTCACGATCGTCCCGCCAACGGTGAAGTTGTAGCCCATGGTCGGGTTGGCGTGCCGCCAGTCGGACGCGACGTAGGCTTCCAGCAGCATGCCGCGATGGTTGTCGTTGCGGCGGATGCCGTCGTTGAAGCCGTAAGTCAGCAGGGGCGTGGCGAATTCCGGCCAGGTGCGATCGCAATCGACAGGCAGGGGCGTGTGATCCGTGGTCACGGGCACGGACAGTACGGCCGTGTCGTTGGCTTCGTCGTGGAAAACGACGGTCGCCCGCTGGCCGTCGATGCGGTAGTGCAGGTCGGTGTTGTCGACGACGTGCCAGGCGGTGGCGAAGTAGCCGGGAGCGACGGCGAAGGCGGTGCCGGCCGTGCGCAGATCGCGGGAATCGCTGTAGCCGATGATGATGGCTGTCGCGTCACGGGCGGCGTTGGCGCGCGTCTCGAACGGGAGGAAGGTGCTGGGGGCGCAGGCGGACAGGGCACCGAGCACGAGACCGATGGCGAGCGCCACGATGAAAGTGATGAGCCGTTCCATGACCCGTGCTCTCGATCTGCACCCCTCTACCGGGTGCCTTGGAGGTTTCCCTCGGTGTCCGGGGGCTTGACGGGTTCTTCCGCTAGGATCTCGTCAGCCCTGCCGGCGGCGATGAGCCCGAGGGATTCGATGGCGCGGACGCCGTTGACGACCTGCGCGTCCTTGATATCTACGACGGCGGCGGACGCCACTCGGTCCCACATATCGAACAGATCGAAGTCGTCGGCTTTGGCGGCGGCTTCGGCCGCTTGCTTGATGGCGAAGCGTTCTTTCGCGGAAAAGCGCTCGCGGAATGCGAGAGAGGGGATGTTGAGGGACATGGCCGCGTCAATGGCCGCCTTCTTGTCCGGGTCGAGATTGATCGTCATGCGCCTACCCCATCGGGATCGTCGAAGTTCGCCGTCCACGCGGCGCGGTAGGTGCGGTCAGACGGGATATCTGTGTCCTGGACGATGCGGTAGGGTTTGCCTGTCGGCACGTCCTTCACCGCCACCTGCTCGGTCGTCAGGCCGCTGTTCGGGGCGGGGACGATCACGGCCACTACGCCGTCGTCCTGCGGATAGATGATGCGGTCAGCCACGGTCAGCCTCCGAAGACGACGAATGTGACAATGTCGGCGTCGATGTTGTTCGACACAGCCTCGCTAAGCTGCGTCGTCAGAATATCGAAAGACCCAGCCTGAAAATCCGCTGGCCCGGCGTTCAACTGTGCTTCGCCAAACGCATTGTTGTTGGCGCAGACGACCGCCGCGTAGTTCGCGTCGCCAGCCGAAGTGGTGAAGTTTACCTGGTAACTCCCCGTCCCTTGGTCGGTGATCGACGAGACGTTGTAGCTGTCGCGGAGCGCCACCGTGCCGGTGCCGTTGAAATTGCCCCAGGCGAAGGCCGGGGACTCGACTGCAAAGGACCGGTCCGCGGATAGATCGCCGCCGCCGGTAAGACCCGCCCCCGCGGTAAGAGCCCTGGACGTTGGAACCCTGCCGGCGAGCGTGCCACCCGCATCGACCAGGTCCCCGTCGCCGTTCCATTGCGCCAGGTTGCCGTTCGTGCCGGCGGTGCCGGAGACGACGGTAACGTCCATGCCCGTCGTGTCGGAGAACAGGACCACGTCGTCCGTCGCGATGCCGGAATCGACGGCGTCGCCGTCCGTGTTCCACTCGGCCAGATTGCCGTCAGCGCCAGCGGTGCCGGAGACGATAGTGGCGTCGGCGCCCGTGGTCGTGAAGTCGTCGACCTTCTCGTCCGCCAGCTCGTCGAGAGCCGCCTGGACGCTGTTGGCGGCCAGACCGGACGTGGCGTTGTCGTAGGACACGTCCGCGGCCTCGTTCGCCAGGGCGACGGCCTCGGGAAGCACCATGTAGCCGCCGATGTACAGGAGGGCGGTATCGATGCGGGTGGATGCGGTAAGGCGCGTGGCCGTCAGGTGGCCGGTCAGTTCCCAGTCCTGCGTCTGATCCCGGAGGGTGCCGTCGTCGTTCTGGAGTTCGAGCAGGCGGGATTGCGTCTCGTCGAGGGAGGTTTCGATAGCCGCGAGTTCGCTGTCGACCTCGTCGCCCGGGAGCGGATCGTTGGGGTTGGCGATCTGGTACGAGCTGAAGTCGTACGTGACGTTATAGGGCGTCGGGACGGCAGACATAGCGCTGTGAGTGTAGGGCTTCTGTAGGTGTCAGTGGGAGGGGTACAGTTTGTCACTGAAGTTTGTCGGGCCCACAAATTTTCTCGGCCGGGGGTATAAAGAAATTTGCGGCGCGATCGGTGCATCCCCCGGGGGGGGGGTGGGCGCCGGGGTGCGAGCGCTCGGCCAGGCAGGCAGGCGACCAGGCGCGCGGCCGGCCGATCGATGGCAGCCCGCGCAGCCGGTCGGAAGCCCTGCACTGTCTCTCATAGACAGGGGCCGGGGGCCGGAAATGCAGGAGCAGCGTGGCGGGTTATGCCGCGATCACGGCTTAACTGTCCCAGTCGGGCGGTGGGTCGCTAACTTCCGTGTACTCTGCATCGATGGCGCCAGTCGCCAGGATCTCGCGCAGCATCTTTGCCTTCTCGTCGAGGGATGAGGCGAGCGAGGCGAGCTGGTCTTTATCCATATCGACCAGTGCGCTCTCTTGCCTCGCCTGGTCTACTGCCTGCTGCGCCTGCGCCTGGTATCTGTAGGGCAGCCCACTGGCTTTGATCAGCTCGGATGCGGCGCGGACACGGGCGGAGGCGGGTTGGTCCTTGCTCTTGGCGATCTCGATCAGCACGTCCTGCGCCACGGAAATCCCGGCCGTGCTGAAGCGCTGCACCGCCAAGTGGTAGATTTCCGCCTGAACCTTGGGGTTCTTGAGCAGTGTGCGGCCAAGCGTTTCCGCGGAATCTGCCGTCGTCGCGTTGTACCCAGCCCTTAAAGCACACTGGCCGCGTGTTAATTCCCTCCCATACTCCACATAAATATCGACAAATTTGCGCTGCCGTTCATTGAGCTTGGACTTCGGTATCTCTGCGATGTCGGTATCAGTCATTCGCCACCCAATCTGAACAGTGTCTAGTTATTCGGGGCAAACAATAACGCTGTTGACCTTTTGTAGGGAGATGGACATTATGCCACCCTACAGTGAACAGCGGATCAGAAGATGGAAAAATCCTATGAACGACGGCGACAGAAACGGATTGCGGTCGGAATTCTTGTGACCGCGTTCCTATTGCTCGGCCTCTACACCTTCCCGTTATGGACGAGGGAGCTCTAAAGACTTGACAACGCCAGGCGAGACGCGGACGCTTCAGGTTAGGAGCTGATAACTCCTGAGCAAAGGCGGTCCCGCCCCGAAAGGCGTAATCCATCCTAACTGATTACTCCGGGGGCGATGCACGGATGTCCAAGGCGCACTGCGCCTAAAGGTGTATCGGCCTGACCTTTGCCAGGATTATCACCCCCGGAGCTTGGACGGCCTGATAACCGCCCACGCTCCGGTCATTTCGGCAAAGGAGCGCTCATCATGTTCATTGACACTCACACCTTGCGCCGCCTGTCCGCCATCGCGCAGACGCTGTCCTCGATCGCAGAGGATCCCGCGAGCGCATCGGAGACCTTCTATCGGCTCCGAGAGGATATTGACGATATCCTCTATGCCGCTTCCCGCCCGCCGGCGGAGGAAGGCAACGTTATCCAGCTCGCAGACGTGGTCCCGCTTGACGCGTCCCTGCTTCACCAGGAGTATCCCTCCGTAGCCTGA